TCTCAACAAGTGTTGCTTTTTTGCCATCTAAAGCAAAAAGTTCTTTAAAATGTACGATATAGTATTTACCTTGTTTGTGTAATATATGACACGATTGAAATAGTGTTTTATCTTTACGACTTGCAACACCTATTCGTGTCAAAGTTTCTCTAACCTTTAGGAAATCGTCAGGTTGTTTTATGGTAACCTCTAGCATACTCTCTGGCGACCATTGTATTTCTTCACTCATCTTTTTCTCCCACCTTTGTATAAGGCTTCTTTAATATCTTCAATTTGTTTTTTTGTAAGTATGCCTAAAGCCTCTCTTGCTTTTTCATTACTATAGCCAAAATACTCTTTCACATACTCTAAATTTGCCAATTTGGATTGTTTTAACCATCTGCCACCAAATCGTTTTTTCTTTCTAACACTATTTATTAAAAACTGAAATTGTATCTTGTTATCTAGGAAGTGATAACCATTCATTTCATTTGCTTGTGGAAGTGTATCCCAAAACATAGATAAACAACGATTAATTATATACGCTGGATATTTTTTTATCCAGGTTTCATCTGACTTCATCAAGTCTTCTTTAGACTCATTGATTGCTTTTAGATAATCTTTTAATTCGTATGCCATTATTTTCTCAAATGTTTTCGGTGACCTTTATGAGAACCCATATAGTAATCACCTGGTTCATAATCCCAGACTTTACCGTGATGTCCTCTAATATCAGCCCAAAACATTCGTGCTCTAACTATAAGTCTTCGCCACAAAGTTCTTCTTGCCATCTTTTACTCCACTATTATGTTATTTGAATTTGCAGGTTGCCATTATTTCTGTCAAACAAGCGACCATATTTATCTCTTGGTCGGCAACAAAAGCGGATTTATATTGATATCCTGCTAATAAAAGTATGGCTTGTGGTACTGATTGAGGTTGTAGATGATCTTTCAAAGAATCATAGATCATTCTGAATAAGTCTGTTGGTTGTAAACTTAAATTATTAACAACCCACTTTCTTGTTTCATTAAAGTCCTTCTTCTTCAAAGATGTAAATAAACTCTTAATATCTGCTTCTTTTTGATTAAAGAATATACCACTATCAATCTTACCATTTACTGAATATCTTTGTAATTCATTGATAGTTTTTCTGAAATCTGGAAAGTGCTTCTCAATTAGAGTTGCCAAGACCTTCTTATCATATGGTACTTTGTTCTCATCAAGTATCATACCTAATCGTTTCATCAGCGATTGTGCTGATTTAAGTCTTTGACCATTGACTATCTTAAAGTCAATTTGAGTTAATCTACTTCGTAATGGTTCAATAAACTTGTAAGGATAATTACAAGTCATTATAAATCTACAATTCTCAAAAAATGTTTCAATGAAATTACGCAAAGCAGGTTGAACAGACTCAGCATTCATATAATCTGCCTCGTCAATTATGACTACTTTGTGTTTAGATTCAGCATTAAAAGATACCGTAGAAGCAAAGTTTTTAATTTTGTTTCTTAATGTATCAATATGCCTACCTTCATCTGAACCATTTATGATAATATAATCAGCATTTAGTTGTTCACATAAAGCACGAGCAACGGTAGTTTTACCTGTGCCTGCCGTACCTGACAACAACATATTAGGTATTTCTTTTTTCTTTAGAAATTCTAAAAATGTTTTTTTAGTCTGATCTGGTAGAATACAATCCTGTATTGTTTTAGGTCGGTATTGTTCAACCCATAAAAAATCTGCCATTGTCTAACTCCTTAAAATTCAGAGTCAGGTTCTAATGCGATCCAATACTTAACAGGTTTGTTCCTGTTTACGAAATGACTAATCTTTTGTTGAGATATTTCTACATCATAGTCATCACCGATAATCTTTAAGTTTTCTGCTTTAAAGTAAGCATTAAACTTCTTATCAGTTTCACCTATGATTTCTGAATAATCATTTGAAGATTTATTTTTCTTGTCTGTAGCAACTAACTTAATATTTTTGCCATCACCTACAACTGCTACGTCTGGTAAATTTAGAGTAGTAATTGCTTTTTGTAGATTTGCAAAATCATTTTTCTTTAAAGTAAAAGATACATACTGATCTGGCATATTGATTGCTTTTGTTGGTGCAACAATAACTGACTTATCAGCAAAGAAATATTTAATTGCTTGTTTAGAATTAGCGGATGCTATAGTAACATTTGAACCACCATTAAATTTTAATGCAGGTTTTTCAAATAACTCAACTGCTCTTAAAAATTCTGGTAAGTCATATATAGCAAACTCACTCTCAAACTTCTCCGTCACCTCTGCTTCTGCCAAGATGTTTTTCATTGTGGAGATTGTTTGAATTGTATTTCCAGGTTTAACTAGAATATTCTGGTTAATATCTGAAAAGTTTTTTAACACCGATAAAGTGTCTGTACTTATATTCATAATATATTCACTCCTTCATAATTTATATTAGTCATTATATACTAAAAAGGCGAGGAAGTCAATGCTGCCTCGCCTCTGGTAGATTAAACTATTTAATATCAATAGTTTTAGCTTTTCTATGTTCAGGTACAATCCTTTCCATAGACACTCTTAAAAGACCATCTTTCAGTTCAGCGCCTTTAACTTCAACGTCATCAGCGATTGTGAAAGCTTTAGAGAAGTATCTTTTAGCGATACCCTTATGGATTACTTCACCATCTTTAGTATCTTCCTTCTCGTCTTTTTTAGATTTTACAGTAAGGATACCTTCTTTAAGTTCTACTTCAATATCCTTTTTATTGTAACCAGCCAATGCGATCTCAATGTCGTATTTGTTATCCGCTGTTTTCACTATGTTGTAGTGAGGAAACGCAGGTACAGATGTAAAGAAATCGTCCTCAAACATTCTTTCAAAATGGTCAAAGGCGTTATCAAAACCTACTGTTACTGGTCTTAATTGATTGAAAAGTTGTATTGCTCTATTAGTCATTATAACCTCCTATTGTTAAGCAAAGTTACTTTTAATATAATGACAACCCATAATGGCATTGTCATCTTTATTTATATAATCATTATTATATAAATGTCAAGCCACTTTGTTTTTCACGCAGTAAAGTGGCAAAGCTGCGTTTTGCGACACCGACAAAATCTATGTCGGATCTTTTGCGTGAGGACTTACGAATAGCCTCAACATTATATATTTATATCACCAGCGCAAAACTCTTAATAACCTCTTATTCTTGCTAATTTTTTCATTCTCTTTTTAACATTAGCAATATTCTCCTTCTTTTTTCTTCTCTTTTTAGCAGAAGGTTTTTCATAAGATTGACGCATTTTTAACTCTTTGACCAAGCCTTCTTTTTGTACTTTTCTTTTAAGCACACGCATAGCTTGTTCAACATTGCCTTTTCTTACTTCAACGTATATCAATTTATTTACCTCCCTTCGTCAACTTATCTCTAGTTTCAGGTAAATATATCCACTCTCTCTTAATGTTATGTTTACCTAATACTTCATCAATAACATATTCGTTATTTGATTTCCATTTCTTTTCCCAAGTATCTTTATAGTCTTTATCTTTATGATACCATCTTACTTTGTAAGTATGTATTTGTAAATTAGGATGATTCTTATTCCACAATATCATATCGTAAATATCTGACCAAGCATTATACTTAGCAGTAGAATAACATTTAGCAAAAATACCTGTAAAATTATTATGAGTAACACACTCATTTTTAATTAGACCTTGTATTTTTTTCTTTTCATCACCAGCACCATAATCAATCCAAGTGGTATGACTAGGTTTTATTTCTTGGTACATTTCATTAGCAATCTTACTAACTTTAGTTTTTTCTGCTTTAGTAAGATGAAAATAATGATAAAGGTCTTGTACTTCTTTTGAACCTGTATCTACACCTTTTAATTTTAGATTACAAACTTGTCTAGCAATATCTTCAGGACTTGATTGTAGTCTAGGATTTTCTTCTCTAGGATTAAACATCAATGCTAATAAATCTACCTCATCATCTGATAAATCTTTATGTAAATGTTCAGGTATTTGAATTGTAGGTATCATACCTGATTTACCAAATTTAGATTCTTCAGTTGCCTCAATAGAATGGTTACCATCAACGACTAGATCACCTAATTGTCCACGATATAATCTATTCTTTAATATAACTACTAATAGATGTTCTAAACTTGACTTATCATTTATTCTGCCTTTTAGTTTAGATACGTGAGCAGGATCTTTTGTAAACTCTCTTATCTGTAATCTACCACCAGGTAATTGTTTAACTGGAGTATAAACTACTTGAGCACCTTCGTATGATTTTTCATTTTGAATTGAATCAACAATATATTTTAGATTGTTTATATTAGGTAATACTATATTAGAACCACCATTAGAATTATTATAATAAAGGTCATTGTCTTTAGCATTTGCCTCAATTAATAAATTCTGTTCAACAGCACCCATATATTCATACGTACCATAATATAATACTTCGTATTTAAATTTAGCACTAGGATTCATAAAGTCTGAATGAAAATCCTCGTTTTCGGAAGAGAACATATAACCATCAAATGGTTTACCCTTATGAATACCTACGTAAATTTTATTGTTATTTAAGTTTGTAAATTTATATAAAAACGCCTCACAATTATTAGGATCGTAAGGTATAACACTATCTACTATTTGTTTTGGTAGTCCAGAGTTATCAGGTGGCGGAGAACCCGCCACCCTTGGACTAACACTATTGATAGATTTAGAATCTAAATTAGATTGCATTTGCATCCTCCTCGTCATCTGACTCACTATCATTGTCATCCTCTATTTGAGACTCAAGTTCAGCCTTTTTCTGTGATTCAATAATTGAATCGGCAGAAGCACCAGCGTCAACTTTAGTATATAACTCAACAAAGGAATTCTTTGTATCATCATCAAATCTATTTGTACACATTTCAATTGCCTTCATCTTATTATTAAAGATAGCATATGCCTGTGTAATATGTACAAGTCTTCTTGTAGATATAATTTCATCAACACCACCATCAAAGTAGGTTTTTCTAATTACATCTGCCCAAGTAGTTAACTTGTCAATAAATTTGACATCTGATTTACCATAAGACTTTAAAGTATTATTTAAAATCTTATTCTCAATTTTAACAGAAGGATATTTCTGTTCAAATGTTACTGGAAATCTTTCAAGGAATGCCTCATTAAGAACATTAGTACCGATAAACTTACCGTCTTCGGATCCTTGCCCTTTAGTATTGGCAGTCGCAATAACATTGAAACCTTGTTTAGGTAATACCCACTTGTTAATCTTCTTAACAAAGATACCTGAACCTTCAAGGACTGGTTGTAAACACATAATCTTATTACTTGCAAGGTCAATCTCGTCAAGTAAAAGAACAGCGCCTCTTTCCATTGCCTCAATAATCGGGCCGTTAGACCAAACGGTTTGACCATCTTTAAGTCTGAAACC